TCTGATAGCCAACACATGAAAGATACCCTCATCTTCAAAGTGATATGGTTTGTTAAACCTATTCATCCATTCTTTTGACATTGTATCAGCACTTCTAAGAGCAACCCTCAGGCTCTTACCCATCTTATATATTGCACCACCCCAGTATGGGTAGTTATTAGAAGCCAACAACGGATATTGTTGTACAATTTTACGATGAAGCATCTTCTGTGTAGTGTGATACATACCTACTCCAGGTTCATTAAAGATATTGATCTTCATATCTTTTGGTGCAAACATGTCTATATCCAACATCAGAACATCATCGTATCGATCAAACTCAGGCTGGATCATCTGTAGTTTTTGACATGGTGCTGTGAGTACAGGACTAAAAGGTTTGCCAGTAATAAGTCTATATTCGGCACCAACCATTTGTGCATACTCTTGGATGTTTGCCATAGAAAGTTTATCTAACTCTCTTAACTCACCATCGAAATGCTGTAAAATAATATTATTTTTAGTCATTAAACTTTCCTAAGTTTTGATTGTATTATCTCGACCAGAACCTTTTTTAATTTCTTTGAGATGATCTTTCCAACCATCAGATGTTCTTGCTAATAAACTACCAGCATCATGTACTATTTTTGGCAATGATAATGCTTGAGTAAGATTATCATCTTTTAACATTTCTTGCAGTTCATTCCAAGAACAAAACACTTCAGTATGCTCTTGAGTTGTTTTATTAATTACTGTATATACAGGCATTATTCGTTTCCCATTGTTCCATGTTCTTCTAAGAAGGATATCATTGTCGTTCTTTCAAATTCCCATGCCTCTTGTTCCTGAGGTTTAGCATCATATTCATACTCACGGGTATCTATACATTTAAAGAAACCTTCATCAAGATCACCATTAGATATTTGTTCAACATGTTTCATTTCATGAAATAGTGTTAATAGACATTGTGTCCAAGTTTGACCATCATTGATTTCAAGTTCAATAAGTTGGCTTTTTCCATGTCTTGTATCTGGTCCAATACATCCACCACCTTCACCTTTTATTTTTATAAAGTTTATTTCAAGATATAGATTAGAAGGTAATGTAAGTCTGTCAGTACAATGCTTTACAGCTTTAAAAAACAAAGCTTGACCATGAGGCCACACCGGCATATTGTTAACTTCATACAGCAACAAACCACTCCGGTACTGGTCGATCGGTCCATACCATTTTAAATCGTTTTTGTTTTGTTTGATAGAAGTTACGATATGATTGTACTGGATCTTCGACAATACATTCAGGAAAGCTTGCCATCGCAAGTTTGAATGGTGTAAGACCTATATTTGGAATATTTTTAGGAATTATTGATAAGACTTTATCTAGCTTACTTTGCGTTGAATGGATCTTACCATAACGATAAGTATATTCGATACATAGTGCATAGAAATGATCATAATGCCATATGTAGTTTTGCATGCTTTCACGTGTCCATACAGTTGATGGGTGATTGAAATGACATGCCTTATATAGTGTATTTTCCATCTGCGCATGAGGGTGTTTAAAGTATTGCAACATACTACCCGATTTTGATGGTCTACGTTCCATCGTGCCGTCAAGCATACGATGTACAGTTGACAGCATCTGTCCTGATTCCACAATCATTTTAACCACATGTTTATCGCACTGCTGTTGAGCAGCTTTGATGGGGTCATTATCCAAAATAAATATATTCATAATCTCTTTCTATTATATCACGTAATGAGTGATATGTACACCGTCAATTTAAGCATTTACCTTTGATTTCTTTCGTCGTAGTTTTCTCATTCTCGTATAAAATCTTTCAGTCTTTCCTAGTAAAGTATCTTTTAAGCTTTTACGTTTAACACGAGCTGCTGTTGACTTTGCTATACGTTCGTCACGAGTATTTGACATCTGTATTCTCCTTACTATGATTTTATTAAGTTTGGGAATGCCTCCTTTACGACCTTTTCTGTTATCCTAGGTATAGCTAACTTTTTATTTACCATTTTTACTATGATCTCCGCGTCTTTTGGGTGAATTGATTCTAACAAACCGAGATATACTTTTTCTCGTTTAAAGGCTGGCATCTTATCGCCTTGTCCGCCTTTTACAATATAAGTAAAATCAGTATTTTTTCTAAGTAAATTTGATGGAATACTCTCAACTAAACTTGGTTCATATGGGGGAGGTCCATTTGGAATACTAAAGATCACGGTTTTATCAAATGATGCTCTGAGAACATCCTTTAAAGCCCATGATTCGTATTTACGTAATATTGTAATACGTTCTTCTTTAGTTTTAGCTTTACTAGCTCCGTCGAGTATTTCGAATATAAGTGGGTTTGGAGGCATTTTCAATTTATAAATTCCTGTACGTTTTCAAGTAATAGTCTACATTGTTTATTGACCAAGAAGGGAAATACTTTTGCTTTATTACCTATTTGATCTTGGTTATCAAACTTATTTATAATATCAGTTTTTATAGTATCTGGACATTCACGTAGATCTATCATCTTTTTGTTGCGTAAATAGTTACGGTATACTTCATCTCCTTGAGACTTAGGATCTTCTACGAGTAAATCACGTAGCTTCTTACGAAGCGGAGTTTGTCGTAGACCATCAGTAAATGTATTATCTGGTGATAGTACATTTGGTACACCATCTGATGTATCGCCTTGTAGAATATGTTCTTGTAATACGGTTCGTGGATTCTTTTCTACAATGAATTTCTTTTGCATAGGTGAGTATTGTTTGACATTACTATATCGCTGTAGCTGTGCAAAGTCTTTATCTGAAGATACAATCATGACATCGTCATATTTGCCGAACTCTTGAGTTTCTTCTACGAGTTGGGCAATACAGTCATCTGCTTCGCAACCTTCGATATGCATAACTTTATATGGAAAGTTTTCACGTATCTCTTCACGTACCATAGAAGTAATACGAAATACTTCTTCCCAGTTCATTGGTGATTTAGCTCTTGTTTTCTTACGTGATGCTTTATATTGTGGGAAAAGCTCTTTGCGCCAGTTTCCACCAGCATCTGAACATAGTACAACTTCACCGTATTCTTTGCCAAACCTTTTTCTATACATTCGAATAGAATTAAGTATCATATGGCGAATTACATTCTCATCAATTGCTAGTTTTTGTACCATAATATTGGCAATAGCAATTCCATTATAATCAATAATAATCATTTAGCGCTCCTTTGACACTATTATAGCACGGTTATAAAGGAATGTAAACAGTTAAATTTAATTATTTTTATGTTGGTAATGTAACAACACCGCCTGCTATAAGGAATGCTCTGTTCTTCATATGCTGCTCTTGTAACTCTTCTTTAGATCCGCCATAGTAATCTACCGCGTGCCCTTCATCAATCAACACCTTTGTTACGAGGCGTCCATCAGCGAGTTTAAAATCACCTAACACACGACCAAACTTGCCACGCTCATCTTCTCCTGATCGATCTTTAGTTGTAACTAATATACAATCTTCTTGAATAAGTTCTTTCAAGCGTGCTGCAGCTGCTTTACCAAATATTTTTTCTATTGGATCACTTGTTCTACTTTCAGGTGTGTCAATACCCATAATTCGAACTCTTTCCTTTTTTAACCATATGCCAAACCCTAGATCAATATCTACGTCTACGGTATCACCGTCTACAACTCTATCTAGTTCTGCTCTATATTCATACATTTCTTATACTCCAAAAGATTCGCCGCACCCACATTGGGCTTTGGCATTGGGATTTATTACTTTAAGATAGGATCCACCTAATTCTTCGACATAGTCTATAGTACAACCAAATACAAACATCTCAGCCATTGGATCTAACCATAGGTTATCGACTGTTGGTTTTTGATCTGTTGTACCCCATTCATACTGAAAGCCAGAACATCCACCACCTTTTACAGATAGTGATACATTTGGATCGCCTACTTTTTGCATATAGGCTTTTGCATTTTCTGTTAATTCTAATATTATCATTTTAATCCAGCTACGTGCTTTCCATGGATTTTGCATCCAATAAAATTATTATAATATTCATCACTTAACAAAACATTACGATCAAACTGCTCTCGTGCTTCTAGGTAACCCATGATACCTTTCTTAGCGCACAAATATAGTATCTCTCTTAGAAATCTTTCGGCATTTGAGATTTCAACTAACTGCTGAAGTTCCTCATTTGAACCGTAATAACTCTTCCAGTTAGATTCTACAATCTGTGTTCTGCGTCTTGTCTTACCCTTTAAAGGTTTGAGCTTACGCGTATTCCAGAATAGTTTCTTACCAATGTATTTTCTATTAGTATTCAAATCGGTTACAAGATAGACAAATCCCATGTATTCTTTTGGGGCTTCATCATATAATTTATTTTCATAATACCACATGCTACTATTTATACGTCATCTATTCGTATATTTCATCTTCCTTATCTAGAAGTACAGGTCTCGTTGCTGTACCACATTGTGGGCAAAATTCTGGCTCTTCTCTTGATACTATGTGGCATTCTGCATCACATACATCACATTCTACAATATAAGTATCCATTAAAAGTCAATCTCACATGCACCGCCCTGGCAGGCAACGGCTCCAATAGTATCTACGTCAGTATATTTCTTTTCAGTAAGATCATCTGTCCATACAATTGGTACAAAGTTTTTATTAATCTTTTCCCATTTATGTAATAGATGAGAATCTTTTAAGCAATACTCAGCCATCTTCATATCAGACTTAAGATAGTTGTCTGCAAAATTATTAAACCTGCGAATCCAATCGCGCTTAATACTATTAGCTGAATTATCCAATGAGATATCGTCACCGTAACCTTGAGCAGTTGCACAAGCAGTCCATAAGTTATTAAAAGCACCAAGAGCGTCAACCACAAGGCCGCTAGCAAATATAGCACTTGTTCCATATTTCTTTACCATTTCTTTTGCTGATATTACACTTGTATTCGGCGCTTGATTGAAGTCTTTATCTCCAGTCATAGAAAGAAATGATATTCCAGCAAATGAATGTCTATTCTTATATACATATTGTTCTACTTCATGCCAATCATCTACGAGTATTGTATTAGATAC